AAACAAAAAGTATTTATAGACGATCCTTCGTGACCTATTACTTTGTTCACCTCAATAAAGGTCGAAACTATTATTATTCTATTAATCAAGGAGAATAGCAATGGAAAAGGAACAGACTCAAGACATTCAAAAGCAAATGATTGACAGAGAGAAGGCTCAGTTTCCATGGAAACTAGCTCGAAACGCTACAGCTATAGGACTTGCTCTAGTTGGTATGGATAAGTTTACGTCTTGGTTGAAACTGGGACCAACTGCTTCCATAGCAGTTAATGAAGGTATGAAATTTATAATATTTGCTGGTATTGATTGGCGAATAATATGTAAAGACACTTCAAATAAGGAGAAATAATGGAAATAAATAGCAATAATATAGCGAGTTTTCAACAGTCACTAAATGACGACCCTGATATAAATTCAGATGCTAGAATAGGTAGTAACCGAACTAGAATTAGAAATAGAAACAGGGCTAAGAATAGAAAGTTAAAACGCGGTAAGTTACTAGCCAAACACACGTGGTTAGATCGTTTTGATCTCCCTCCAACTACTGTGAATTCACTACTGACTATCCTAAATGGTGTAGAGAAAGGTTCGGATTACCCATTCATAACTCCCATCGGAACTAAGTTAGGCCCAAAGAGATTACTCGACGGCTGGACTAATATTTATGAAAATCTAGACCACGAGGCGTTAACTGATACTCTTATGACTATTGAAAACCAGAACAAGGAAAAGTATGGACCTAGATCGATCCAGAAGCCTTGGTCTGAGCGAAAAGGTTCAGTTGAAGAATATTTTGCAGTTTCTAATCTTGAACCAGGACTGAAGGAAGAATTATTCAAAATAGCAATTGATGAGGGTAAGAAGGCAAATAAACAATACCGACCAATTTCAAGGGAAAATGCTTTAAATCACTTGAAGAACCAGACTAATAGTGGTCTTCCGCTAATGAGAGCTGGTAGAATTGCAAAACAGACACCGATGATCTTTTAGCTCAAGAAGATATGAATTACCCATGTGTATTATTTACAAGAACACAAGAACAGGGTAAGACGAGAAATGTCTGGGGCTTCCCATTTATTTGGAAGTTAATCGAGCAAGAATATTATCGTGTCCTTTTAAAATATCAAAGGCTATTACACTGGAGAGCAGCAATCTATAATACAGATAAAACTGACGAGGAAGTTACCGCTTGTATAGATAAAGCATTAGCTACTGGCGATCAAATACTTTCAATAGATTTCTCTGCTTATGATGCTTCAATTGTACCTGATCTACAATTAGCTGCATTTGAGTATATAAAGAGACTTTTCAGGAAGGAATACGGAACTAGAATTGATAGTATAGCTCATAATTTTGGTAATATTGCACTTACTACACCAGATGGATTAAGAGAAGGTCCACATGGAGTCCCAAGTGGTAGTACATTTACTAATGAAATTGATTCAATAGTTCAGTTTTTAATATCAAAGGCATATAAAGGAATTAAGAATTTTAATATCCAAGGTGACGACGGCATCTACGTTGTACCAAATGCTAAGAATTTAATGGAACATTTTGGTAAATATGGTCTAGAGGTAAATCAGTCTAAATCTCTTGTATCAGATAATGGTGAATCCATTTATTTACAGAAATATTATAGTCCAAAATACAGACAGGAAGACGGCGTAATTGGTGGCATATACAGCACTTATCGAGCTCTATTGAGATTAGTGTACCAAGAACGTTTCACTCAATTGGAAGAAGGTGGTATCACAGCAGATGACTACTATGCAATCAGATCGATCACTATACTGGAAAATTGCAAGAATCATCCATATTTTGAGGAACTCGTTAAATATATCTATACTTTAGATAAACGAGTTGGAAAGCAGTACGACCAGATCACAATCGATTCTTATATAAGAAAGGTTACTGACACAGCGGGAGGTCGAGTAATGAAGAACCAATATGGTGACGAAGTATTCGGAATAAAGAATTTCGAAACTTATAAATTACTACGAAAGCTG